TAAAAAGTCATTGTAACCACCTAGCCAAGCATACTTATTTGATGCTTGCGCTGTGTCGTATGGGTTTGCAGATATTAACTCACCTTGCTGTGCTGCTTTATAACCTAATTGATAAGCCCATTCAGTGCTAGCTTTTCTCATTACCAAGCATCCTTATGTGTAATTAGTTTATCAATCATTTCATCAGTTATTGCATCTGCCTCACTGCCATTTGGCACCGCCAACCAAGCAACGTTTGTTAAGTGATTTTTATTAAATGACTTAGCAATAAAATCCTTATGCCGTTGGTCTAAATATTCAGCTAGGTCACTTTGAAACATTTCATGCTTAATTTGTACTGGGTCAACTTTAAAATACTTTTTACCGTTGTCATCCTCACCAATTGCAAGTAATAGTATTTGCCATTTGTGGCGAACGTTAGTTATTGCAAACACCATTGATCGACCTACATCTTCACTTTTTAGCGCTTTGTAGTTAACTACCTCCGCGGTGTATTCAGACTCTGTTCTCTGGCTGTGCCATACACCTAAATTTCTCAGGCCAACTTTAGCGCTTTTTATTGCTCCTTTCATGGCGTTGTATTTTTTATTGCGTTTTTTTGTTTTCATAATTAAAAATCCAACTTGTATGTATCACCTTTTGGTGTTTCACAAAAGAACCCGCAAGAACCAATGTCTAAATCTTTATGGCTCCCTGCATCTGGCGGTAAATAACGAAGCGGTAAACGCATTGAGCCGCGACTATCAACCTTTGGCTCAAAATCATCATCTAGCATCATTTGGTAGTAATCAGGGTGGATGCGTTTAAACTTATTAAATGACATTTTACATAAGGCAACGTTTAACATTTCCTCCTGGTGCGCTCTGCGCTCAAACACATCTGGAAAATCAACTCTAATTTTATTCCAATAACCCGCGCCAGCTGCTTTTAGACAGCCTATGCAGTTTGCGTTGTGGTACCCAAGCTTGTACATTTCAGGAAGTTCAATACCTGCATCATTCAAAACCTTAAAGCAATCTGGTTTTGTATAGCCTTTATCTATTAACGGTGCCCATGTTTCAAGATCTGGCTCACCATCAATTAGCTGGTCAATTCGGTGCTCTTCTTCTATTGTCATACCAAAAACATGGATATCATCATCTTTCTGCCAATCAATGCGCACTTGCTTTTTTAATTCTTTGGTACATCTAGCGCCGCGAACTCCTGACATGTAGCGAGTTTTTTTAATTACCGTATCAACATCAGCATCATACTTTTCATTCTTCAAGTCAATTATCGATTGACCGAACCACTCGGCACACTCACGTTTAAATCGCTCACTGTCTGGGTGTTCGTTTTTCAAGTAAATGCTAGCTACAACTAGCTCCTTTGGTGATTCTGACTTGTTGTTTTCTTCAATGGCCAGCTTAGTAGCAACCGCGCTTGCTGCACCACATGAAAACCAACATACTATTCTTTGACTCATTTCCAACTCTCCAATTATTCGCGTTATTGCGTTTCAGTAAGTACACAATAGGCGAATACCGCTTTACTGTAAAGTATTATTTTTAATTAATTGCAATTTATTTTTAGGTATGAAAAAGCAGCTTGTGTGCGGCTGTGGGTTATTAGTCTAAAACAGTTATGAAAGCCTCAACGCGCGGGTTGTCTTTATCAATGCCGCCGTAAACTTCCGAGTTTGCGACAATGTAATTGACGTTATCATCTGGCAATAATCCGCACTCAACAATTGCATCCTGGAAAAACTTCTTAACAGTTCCAACAAAGTTATCTAAATCAGGCGAGTTATTAGACTTAGCATAAAATACATACTTAATCTTTACCTTGCCATCTATCGGGTCGAACTGCTCAATCTGCTGCCTTACATGCGCCTTAAACTTCTTTTTAGCGTCATTACTTGAGCGGTGGTAAGCGTTACGATACCAGTTAACATTTAGTGATTGAGTTAACGCCCCTTTCTTTGGCTTTGCTATTCCGTATATTGGCAGTATAAATTTATAATCACTCATCGTTAAGGCTCACTATCTTTAATATTTCATCACCATCATATTCAAGTAACGGATCGCATGTTTCAAAGTTTCGCCACTCATCACCATCTTTGAAGGCGAATGACCAAAATTTATCACATTCTCCATCCCAATTACTTACATGGCATACGGCATGTGTTGGCTGTTTCATAAATCACCTATAAAATTAGCGCCAAATTAATGGCGCTTTTGTTGTTAGAATGGCTGGTTGTTTTGGTCTTGGTTTGGATTAAATCCGCTTTGCTGTTGATAACCACCTTGTTGCTGTGGTGCATTTTGCGGCTGCTGATAACCTTGCTGCGGCGCTTGCTGGTATTGCTGTTGTGGTGCATTTTGCTGTTTTGGTGCGTAACCGCCTTGCGACTGGTTGTTTTGGGTTTGCTGTTTGCCGCCTTCTTCTTTGCCACCAAGCATTTGCAATTTACCATCAAAGCCATCTACAACTATATCAGTGCTGTATTTCTCAACGCCGTTATTGTCTGTGTACTTTGTGGTTTTAAGTTTGCCCTCTATGTAAATCTGAGAGCCTTTGCGCAAGTATTCACCCGCAATTTCAGCAAGCTTTTGAAAGAATACAACACGGTGCCATTCTGTTTTTTCAACCATCTGGCCTGTATTTTTATCTTTGTATGATTCGCTTGTCGCTAAACTAACATTGGTAATTGCATTACCATTTGCAGCATATCGAGTTTCAGGGTCTTGGCCTAAATTACCTACTAGTATTACTTTATTTATTCCGCGTGATGACATAATGTTTTCCTATTTAGTGTAAATATCTTTAAACTCGAAACCGATTGATTTTAGTTTCTCGTCCATTTCGTTAATAAAATTGTCATATGCGAGATCGTATTTTTCCATAAAGGATTCTTCGCGCTCTATTGTTACATAATGCAGTCTTTTAGCCCTCATTCTTGGGTCATAACTTGCAAAATACCATTGCTTGTAGCCAGTAACCCACATTGAAAACTGGCACTGTTCTATGTATTCAGGTTTTATTTTCTCAGCCAGTATAAAATCAATATGCCACTTTGTATCCCATGGGCACTTAATCTCAAGACCGGAATCTTCACCAACTATTAAACCATCTGGTGAAATTCCAGCGCGTTGTTGATCGTCCTTATATATAAAACCAACCTGCCTAACCTCCTTCTCTGTTTCAAACTCAAATATACTTCTAGCTATATCTTCGTTTTCGTGACCCCATTCAGCTTGTTTGAATGGTAATTGCTCTTTAATTTCACCTGTGCAGACTTGTCCTATTAATTCATGTAAGTAACCGTTACGCATATCAGGATATACTTTAGGTAAACTTTCACGAATCATCTTTTGCAATTCAAGCTTGCTTGTATGCTCATATGTGAAACCATTAAAAAGACAGTAATTAACCTTACCTTCCTTTGTTATTTTAACATCAGGCATGGGCGCAAGGTTTGGCTCTGCTGAAAAATCAGCGGCGCGACTTGCTGTTATTCTTGCTGCACGAGCTTTTAACCACTCAACAGTGCCTTGCTCTAAGTTTTCAATAATAATCATTTCATTTCCTCAAGATATTTAATAACCTTGATAGCCTCACCGCTTGTAAGGTCTGGCAATTCAACAACTGAACGCCCAATTAGTTTTGGCACTAGCTTTTCTATAAGCTGCTGCTCTGTTCTTCCTATGCGCTGCAATTGATTGGTTATTTCATCTAGTTGTGATGAGAAACACGGCGTGACATCAACCGGATCTGAATTACTATCTTGTAAGCCCTCCACGCCGTCTGTGTTTAGGTTGTGAATAGCCGCATCTAAGCGCTCAACTTTAGGCCAGTATTTACTAGCTCTCTTTACTATCGTCTTGCGTGCCATTTCTGACCAGTGCGTTTTCCATGGCCCATTTTTGGCTTTTGATGATTGCTCGATTTTTTTAATTTCATCAAGGCTCATTTCTTCCGTTAGATAATCACCTTCTGGTGTTTTTACCGTACAGTAACCACCAATTACACTACCACGGTCACCAAAAGCACTATAACTATGTGTAGGCGATTTATCTAAGCCTTGGTTTTGATATTGGTCGTTAGAGTAAACCAATTTGCATTGGCCCCACATAATTGAGCCGGTAGACATTGCAAGGTGCAGCAAGCCCATGTAACTAATATCAAGGCATATCTTGCCATCTCTAGGCACTAAATAAGCGTGTTTGTTAGCTGGATTTAAGCTAATTCCAATAGATGCAACGTTAATGATTGCATTTTGTAAGCTAGCCATGTTTTTGCGTGCTGTATCAGCTAAAAACTTATTCCCTTGGAATGCCTGTATAGCAAATTGCGACTCAGTGGAAAACTTCACTTTGTCATCGCATACACGCTCAAGAAACATGCTTTCTTGCTGCTGTACGAATTGAACTAAATCATTACTCATCTTAATCTCCATCAATTAAGTTTTACTTGGCCTTAAAGCCGTTTTTACGTGCCGCTGCCATTAATATCGCCTCAGCGTTGTACTTTTTAGTGCCATGCAATGAAGCAAGGAAATCATGTACATGCGGCGGTAAATCGCAGTTTATTCTTGTTAACTTTGGTTTGTTTTTTGTATCACTCATGGTTATTCCTGTTTCGTTTTGTTGCTGCTAATTATGGAGTATATAGAAAATATGTCAATACTTTATTTAATATTTTTCTAATACGTTTTTAATATTGACCTATTGTTATTTAGCATTTATATTTACACATACTTTATATAAGGAGTTAACAAATGAATACAGTACTAAACGGAAACACAAACGAAATAAGCCCGTTCGACTGGGAAGATATAAGATGCGCAATTCGTACTTTTACAGCTATACGTAAAAAGAACAGGATACCAACTTACACCCATGAAGGTAATTATGGCCTTTTAATTACAGTAACAATAAAAAAGCAAATACACGTAACCTGGAAAAACAAAGCCGCTTAATTGCGGTTTTTTACTATATATTGGTTGCAAATAGAGCAGAATTTTACTAAAATTGGTATTGCGGTTTGGTAGCCGTTTAGAAGAAATAGGTAGCAGGGCATTTACACATGCGATTCTAGGGGTTTTAATACCTGTTTCGCCCCTCTACCAACTTAGAGGATCGCAGTTGTAAGTGTCCTTTTTTGTTTCTGGTATTTCAATACGTGCTGACGTTATCAGCCTGTGATTATTTAAATGTTAGGCAGATACTTAACATCCAGAAACAACTCTTCTTAAACACTCCCATATGACGAGCATTAACGACTCCCGCAACTAGTTACCGTGTGCAATAAGCGGAATAAAAGCGCAGACAACTTTATCAAGTAAATAACCTTAATCGGGGATAAATGCTGGCAGCAAGGGCGATACTCTTCACGGAGTCCTAAAGACTGAGAAGTCTATAAACATGCCGCAATACTTTTGAACGATAAAAGATAATTAATTTTAATAGAGCACATATAGGGCTATCGCCCTTAGTGATTTCTAAATGACAACTATTGTTTAAAGGAAAGTGATTATGAATATTAATGAATCAGACATTATTCACGTACATATTTTTGACCCATCTGAAAGAAACTTTTTTTATAAGCCTAAGGCAAATGAAAAGTCAGAGCTTCACGTTTACAGCTGCAAAGGCAAAGATGGCTGTGATGCGTATAAAAAAGGCCAGTGCATTAATGTTGGTAATGTTTTTGGTGAAAAGTGCGCTGTAGGAAGTAAAAGAATTATTCAAGGTAGCACAAGAAGGGCTAATAAGTTTTACGATCAAATACGTAGTTGGAAAGAGTGTTACTCTGATGTTTACAATAAGCTAAAACCAGCACCAAAAAAGATCACTAAAGTTAGTTGCGGCTATATGCTTCCTTATGCGTTTATGAGTATGAATGAATCAGTGCCATTCGCTAGAAAATCAAGCGCCTTTGTTAGTGGTAAGCCATTCTTGGCTGATGAGGATATGACCAAAGAGAATATTTTGAATATATGCTCGTTTAGACCTCAAGCTCTTTCTGGTGGTGAAATTTCAAAATATCAGAAAGAGTCAGTGCCTAAGTTTATTTATGATCTAAAGCAATGCTACCCAGAATTATACAGCATGGCTTTTGACGGTAGCGAAGTTGCAGAGTCAAAACTTAAAAACATAAGCTTTGTTGGTAGAAAGGCGCTTTTAAAAACGCTTAAGCCAAACATTAAAATTAAGGAGTTTATTTGGGATGGTGAAAAGTTAAAGGTAGAGAATAAAAAGTTTATGAGCTTTGAGCCTATCAAGTGGGAAAGTTGCTACTGCGAATTTAAACCTAATGATGATTCCGTTGTGAAAGTTGAGTCTAACGAATGGGTAACAGATGAAACAGTATTCGCAGACTAGCAACAGATGCCTTGAATCAACACTGCAAAGGACTGTTAAGCAGCTAAGGAAAGCAAAGCTAAAACTAAAATACACCAAGTTACCACAAGATAGAAAAGACGCTGAGTGGCGCATACAGGAGCTTGATGGTAAAAAGCTAAGGTTAGAGCAGCAATTAATATTTAATAAAGCGGTTAGAAGTTGACACCGCTTTTTATTTAAAATAACATACACACGTAATTAACACTAAATACACGGAGCTAGATATAATGGGGTTATCACGTAGAAACGTATTTTTGTGCGACTCTGATTATCAGTGGTTTGAAGATCACGCAAAAACACTTAATGAAAGAAAAGCGGCGTTTTTAATTCGTGAAGCAATGAGCGAATACCGCAAGAAGCATGAGAAAAAACCAAAGGCTAAAACTTCGGTTAAAAAAGCTGAAAATGCTATTGGGCATCTTGACTGTACTAACGGTAAATTTCCAGTAACACAAGTAGACTTTGATAAATGGGCTATCGCATACCCTGCAGTTGATATTGGATCTGAATTAAACAAGATTAGCGCATGGTTACATTCAAACCAAAGTAAACGTAAAACAGTTAATGGTTGTGCAAGGTTTATAAATTCATGGTTAAGTAAAACTCAAAATCAAGGGGGTTCAAATGGACTTCAAGCAACAGGCTCAGCAAATTATCAACAAAGCTCAGGCGCAAGACAGCTTGAACAATCAGCAGCAGCATTGCAGCAATGGGAACGAAACAATCAAGGGCAAGAACAAGCTAGCATGGCTATGGGAGAATGGAAGGGAGCTATACAGCACGAAATGGATTAGGGATTGGGGTGATTGTCCATCGGAGGTTAAAGCTAACCTTTTGGGTAGATTATCAGCGCAAGAAATAGTCTCAGGATTTGGTGAGGTTTTGAAGCTGGCTCAACACGGTGAGAAGTGGCCGCCAGCACCTGTTGAGTTTATAGCCTTATGCAAAATAGCAGGGATAGATATAGACGGCTCATACATGCGTTTAATTAATCGAGAAAAACCGATTGATAAAGCCGAAAAGAAAACACGCGGCGAAGTTGGTTTTAACTGTAAATCATTACCTGACGACAAAGCGCGTAAGCTATGGGAAAAGAATTACCGCAAAAACTACCAATTAATGAAAGAAGGCAAGCTCGATATTGATAGCGCCGGCATGCTAACCGAGCACGTAGCGGCAAGGCAAACTGATACTATGCGAGATAACTTTAAGCCCTCAACGGAAAAAAGTGCAAATCTGGTGGATAGGTTAAATAAAATTAAGGCGGGTAAGAAATGAATATATTAGATTTTATACACAACCTCAAAAAAACAGATTATTACATAACTATTATTTACACCGAAGGTGGTTGCTATAAGTTCGCTAAGTTTTTAAGAGGTGTTTTTGGAGGAGACATTTTAATAAGAAAAGACAAAGGGCATGCAGCTTTAAAGGTTGATGATCTTGTTTATGATATTAATGGAGTTCAAAAAGAAATTTATTTTAAAACCCCTACTCAAGAAGAAATAAAAGAAATGGAAACATGGACTTTTGGAGGAAATAGACTTTTATCATTAGGTGAATGCGAGCATTGCGAAGAACCTCTACTAGTAATTAAGGCTTTTAAATGATTTATCCAATACGCTATTACTACCGTGGAGGTGTAAGCGATAAGGATTTCATACTTGCTAGGATGGCGCACATACCACCCAGCAAACAGCAGGAAGTAAGCGACCATTACGACAAGCTATACATGCAAAATGGCGGCATTAATGTAAAAGACGGGCGCAAGGAAGCTAACACGTATTTGCACAATGAAGCGCGTAAGTATCAAGCAGAAAGAACGCCAGATGCTTATCAGCGCCATTTGGATAAAATGAAAGGCATGGTTAATCAAGATAAACCAAAGCCTAAAAAGCCAACGAGTAGCGGCGTTATAGTAAACGCGAAGCTACCAAAAGGAATGAAGGGGATTCAACTTGACTGGTAAATTAAACAATCACTACAAAGGCTATGTAAAAAGCGAAATTGATAAAGCAACTGAATTGTTTTTCGCAAATAAGACCTATAAGCACATAGCGGAGTGCCTAGGAAGGACTGAGGCAGCAATTAAGGATTTATTTAAGCGTATGGGTTATAAGAGATATAAAAGCCCAACAAGCCACAACTACACAAAGGCAAAGCAATGAGTATTTTACCTAACGCAAAAGAAAAAGAGTTTCTGAAATCTGTAATGGACTTTCATAACGAGTATGGGGTTGGTTATTTGTACGGTGCAGAATGGAGTCGCTCACCTTTACAATGTCATCATGTAGCCGGCAGGACTTACAAACAGAATAAAATACATATCGGACATTATTTTATTTTGCCTGTGCCTTTCGCTTTACATGATGTTCATAGTAATAACCCGCTTAACGTCACACACTGGAGAAATAGATTTACCGCTGAATTTGGCATGCAGCGTGATTTATGGTTTAGCATGGTTAGTCGAATGCACTCTAAAGGCGCTATTGATGAACTGCCAGCGATTGAAATTATGGAAGCCGTAGAAAAGAGCAAATACTAATGAGTATAATTAAATCAATAAAGTTCATAGGAACTAATACGCAAGTTGTAATCCAGCTAATGCAAGAGCTATTCAAGCATAGTGGGGCACTTAAAGTAACAATAGAGCCATGGAGCGAAAAGCGCACGTTATCAGCTAACGCTCAAATACACGTTTGGTATAAACAGATAGCAGACAAAGACGGGGAGAGCGTAAAAACTATCGAGTGCCAGTGCAAACGTATGTTTGGCTTGCCGATACTGTTAGAAAGCGTTGAATACGGCCATAAAATATCATGGACACTTAATAAACTTGGTTTTTTTGATTGGCCATATGAGCAGCAATGCGGGTATATGGAGTTATTGCCAGTCACTCGCTTATTTACTACCAAGCAGCACAACGAATACCGCGACACAATGCAGAGTGAATACAATAAAAACGGATACCATTTAGATTATCAAGATTAAAACCTAAAAATAAACTTGCAATACTAAAAATAAGGCTTTATATTTAACACAACTTAATTAATGGAGATTAACGAAATGAAAATAAAATCTTGTAAATTACGCGCAGCTGATGAATTTAGAGCTAAAGGCGATGTGCGCCACTACTTAAATGGAATACATATAAACAAGGATTTTGTTCAGGCTACTAACGGTCACGTTGCAATTCAAATGAATAGCGAGGTTAAGACTAGACTTGATGTTATCGTTAGATTTAAAGGTAAAATCCCTAAGTCAGCGTATACAACAAAGCTTGAATTTAGCAAAGGTAAAAACATTGCTTACCACTACGACAATATGGATGAATTAATTTCTGTTCAGATTTTCAGTATAGAAGAAGGTAAGTTTCCAGACCTTAAGCGTGTTATACCTGATGAATTTAAGATTGAAAATGCACACCCAACAATAGCTGCTGAGTATATGGCTGTAACGCACAAGGCATTTGGCAATCAAAGAGCAAGAGTTGCAATGAAAGTAGTTCATTGTGATAGTAATGAAAAAGCCGTTGTGTACGAGGTTAAATCACCTTCACTACATGAATGCGGTAAGCCTTTAGTTGTTATCATGCCTATGAGGGATTACGAATGAATTTAACTGACACGATTATTTTAGAATTTCACAATGGTTACTTTGAAGTGCAGCACAAAAAGGTGGCTGAGGATTCCGGTAACGCCTATTTAAGCCCTAAAAAGACTTTTGCAACCCTACCGCACCTTGAGAAGTATTTAACGCATTACAGCGTTGCACAGGACGTTTTAACAAATGCTGTTGAGGTAGCCAAAAAAGAAGCAGGCATAAAAACAGCTAAGCAAGGGCTGAAGTTTAAGGAGCGCAGAGCATGAGCCAAACATACCAACTAAGTAAAAGCGGCATTGAGCGTTTAGAAAGATTTAAGCGTGATGTGTTGGCTGGCGATATAGAAATAAATCCTGAGTATTATGAAAGCGGTGAGATTTGTTACTACACAGCAAGAAATAAAGAAACTGTAACATGCTGCTTTACTTCTGATAGAGATAAAGTTATTGCAGACTTACATGAGCAGATTAATGTAACACTGAGTGGGAATATTGAAAAGCAATACATGAGCTTCGATAAATCAAGTTTGTACTTTTCAATTATTGATGGTGTATCGTTAAGAAGAATCGACATAACAACACCAGCACAAAGAGCGTTAGAAGCGCTTGCAAATAAACTAAACGGAGATAACAATGCCTAGATACAGCATAAAAGTAGATGGTAAAACGGTGATATTTAAAGCTAAGAGCCAACGCGAGGCGATTTGTAAGGCTTACTTGATAAGTCCGTTCTATTCAGATTTAAGGCGCTTAGAATCGAGCTGGTGGCTTTTGGTTTATCCTGTTTTGTTTTTATTGGGTTGGTATGGAGTGAGCTTGTTATGAAACCACAATACAAGGACCACTTAACAGAGTGGCGTCCTGATTATCCACCGGTGTTTTATGTGAAGATGTTTAACGGCTCTGTTTTTGAGGCAAATGAAAGGATTAGTGACAAACAAGGAAGTATAAACGCATTCACAATAGCTAGAGACGCAATAAGCAAAGCAATGTCAAACCCACCTTAAAACGTGGGCTTTTTTATTTTTAGTTTTGTGGTAGTATTACATTTAAGTTTTATTAATTATTTTTAGGTGGTTTTATGGCT